GGAAGTTTCCCTTACCCGTGAGGAACACCTCCAACTCTTCCCCTCTTGTCGTCGTGTCGAAGGCGATGTTGTCCATCAGTTCGTCAGCTTTCTCTTTAGCTGTCTCTGCTGTCTCACCTTCGGTCGAGTAAGCTGCCCTGTACGCTACGATATCCCCGTCTACCAGAACCCTCACTTGATATCACCTTGGTTCCAGTAGTCCCAGCCCGGTGTGTCCTGTGGAATATCCTTGTGGGTCCACTCAGGGATATGCTCCATCTCGTAGTCACCCGAGAAGTAGATGTAGGCACGGACCATACTGTCGAGGTCTTCCCAGTGCTCATCAAGGTCTTCCCGTAGAGCCTTAGGCAGTCCACCTTGCGTACGGTTACGAAACTCAAGGGCGTCGATAGAGAGGCGAAGCCCAAGGATAGTCTCACGGATACGGTAGGTGACTAGGTTGTCGACAAAATCACTCAGGAGAAATTCGTCGAATAGGTCGTAGGCATCTTTGTTCATTTTGTCGTTTCTCCAACTAGGGCTGACCAGCTTACGGGGTATAGGTCTCTCATTACTTTGTCGATCTGTTGTGCTACCAGACGTGTCTCGTACTGGGTATCTTCCTTGAGACGTAGGTTGCACATATTAGCGAAGGCATCCATCGAACCTGACCAGTACCACTCGGTGTACATCGACTGAGGCAGAACCATACGGGCCATTTCAGGGGCGACACCACCAGCTAACATCTCTTTGTAGGTGTCCAAGCTGTAGGCCCACTGTTGCCAATCAGTAAACACCTCATCAACGACGCCATCAGACCCCTGTTTCTTGTCCTTGCTACGTCCACGCCACACATCAGGTACATAGAACTCAGGCTCACTATCGACATAACGACGACTAATCTCATTCATACGCAGGTACTCATGCTTGACCAGTTGTCGTGCTACGAAGATAGGTGCCTTGATGTGGAAGGATGCGAAGCAGTGGCCAAAGGGTGAGTAGTGTCCGTGCTTGGCTAGGTAGTGGATCAGCTTGCTGTCTTTGTCATTTACAACAGGCATATCGCCGCACCAATCACCCATATCAACCCAACGTGTTTCTTCACAGTGGGATTTCTTACCGAAGCTAACCCGTGCTGCGTTGACGGTCGTTAAGTCTGAACCGCAATGGTCAATATAGGTGGCTTTAATCTGCGACATTTCTCATCCACTTCAAGAGGTTTTCCAGTATTTCTACTGAGGTGTTGTTCTTTATCCTGTTTGCCTTACGGGATAGCCAGTGTACATTACCTTTTACGTAACCAAGCTCTGGGTTGAATCGGTCTAATTCTGCTGCATACTCGTCAGACCTATCAGTGACTAAGTTAAGACTAACCCCAAGCACAGGACACGAGCCTGTCCAAATCTCCTCAAGGTACTCAGGGGTGAGATTAAAAGGTAAGCCAAGGTTTGACGCCCTATTTTTGGCACGAGTACATCTGTGTAGAAAAGGATTATTTTTCCGATAAGACGAGTACCTTGCCTTTTGGCTATTATTTGCACAGGTTTTGCAGTAAGGTCTAAGTCTACCAGACCTATCGTTCCTAGCTGGAAACTCACTTTGGTCTTTATCTTCAAGGCAACTTTGGCATAGCATTTTGTTTCTCCTCTCTGCTATACCATAAGTGTAGCATATACTACCTTGGATGTCAACACCCAGACAGATCACTTCCCATGTGGTCGATATACGTAGCCGTGATAGCCATTACGTTCTCCTTGGTGGAGGGGGAACTTTCGCTCCCCCTTAGTGTTGCTTACCAGCTCATAGGGCGTCGCACTTCGTGCTTACCAGCCGATAGCGCCAGAGGCTTCAAACTGCACCAACTCAAGCACACCTACCTTCTCAAGGCGCACAGAGGCAGTGGAACCTTCACCGTAGATGCTGATCTGAACGGCAACCTTAGTGCCATTCCCAAGCTCACCGTCAATGTCCATATCCCAAGCCTTGTCGGTCTTGCCGTGGGTTACCACAGGAGCACCGCCGAAGTCTTCAACCTTAGCGTGAACGTTAGGGCGCTTGAGCTTCATGCCCTTACGACCACCCGCAGCTTCGATCTCACGGACCATAGGGTTACCCATAGACTTCTGAGGGAAGCCAAGCTTGAGCATCTTCTGCAACTCTTCCTCGTCTTTCGGAACGAACATGCAGTTGTACTGGCCTTCCGTGGCCTTGTGGTATTCGCTGTCGTCCATGTTACCGGGGAACACACGTGCCCAGTAGATTTCACCTTCGAAGGTACCGTATTTCGTCTTACCCATTTGTCGTCTCCTTTAGTGGGTGTCGTTTAGTCATTCTTTTTCAAGTAAGAGAGGGCATTTTCTAGCCGATCTACAGTGTCTCCTAGCATACCTAGCCCTCTATTACAAGTGTTACACAAGAGGCCCCTGACCTTACCTGTTCTGTGGTTGTGGTCGACAGCGAAGTTCCAGTCTTTTCTCTCACCTACTGTCCTATTCTCAGAACAGCCACAAATAGCACAGACACCACCTTGTTCTTTTAGCATAGCCTCATAAGTGGGAACGTCTATGCCATAGACAAACTTAAGGCGTCTGTTCCTTGCGGAGTAAGAGGACTTCTCTGGGTTGTCCTTCTGCCACTTTTTCCTAGCCAAAGTATCGCAAGATTTACACCGATAACCCTTTCCGTCCTTAGACGCAGACATGTTGAAAAACATATCTAAGGGTTTTACTTCACCACACGTACCGCATTTTTTCATAGCAAACCTCCTTAAGGCTTACCGAAGTATACCACATCAGTGTGTCTTTGTCAATACTTTCCTAATGGGTGTCCAGCCAGTTCCTCCCCAGATCAGTCGATCCTGCGAGAGGGCATAGTATACTGAGTTTGGTGCCAGTGTCAACAATAGACTGACGTTGGATGGAACCCAGTAACTCTGCCTGCTCTTTGTCTCCGTACACTTCCGTCTGCCATTCATCATGTGGCCACGTGACTAGCTTGAACTTAATCCCTGCTTCTCTTGCGGAGTTTGTCCAGCTAAGCGCCGCATGTTTCATGACGACAGCCTCACCATTCTGTAGCAACCCTGCAAGTGTCTTGTGTTCGTTAGGAACCTTGACCTTGCGTCCGTCCAAGCCCTTGAACCAACCCATCTCTGCGATGTGAGGGATCACTTGCTTCTTTAGACGACCCAGACCGTTGATACTCTCCATGAAGTTTTCGACAGCCTGACCCGCTTCCTTAGCACTGACCTTGAGAATCTGACCTATCTTGTCGTTACCTGCCCCGAGGAGGAAGGCGTAGATAAAGGTCTTGGCCATATCCCTAGTCACATGCGACATACCCAAAGCCCGTTTGTTCAGGTTATGGATGTCTGTTTCGTCTTCCTTACGTCCACTGACGATAGCGTGAATGTACTCCTCAGACTTCATCAGGTGGGCAAGGATGCGTAGCTGGATACCCTCAGCGTCAGTGCCTACGAGCCAGTTACCTTCTTCGACACCCCACAGTCCCCGCATCTTACCGTCATACTTCTCCTTCACCTTGTCGACTGCACTCTTAGCGGTGCCGTGGAAGGCTGCAGGGATGTTAGCTTGGTTAGGCGCTGAGTGAGCCATACGACCCGTCCATGCCCCAATGTGGGTAAACCTACCGTGGATGCGTCCGTCTTCCTTCACGTGGCCCAGCCATTCGACAAGACTTGACCTACGACCCTCAAGGGTGAGCCACTCCGATAGGTTCCTAGCGCCATCAGGTGCATCCTCTGGGAGGGACGACAGATTTAGTTCGGAGCAGGTCCACCCGTAACGAGCAAACTTCTCTCCACGATCATCTGCGTCCTTTCCAGTTGCCACGGTTCTTGTTCCTTTGCTCACGGTCATACTCTATGTGTCCTTTAGTCTTCTCTACCGGGGTCCATCCCGCTTCCCACAATCTGTCGATACGCTGGCGGGGTGACGCAGGATCGAAGGCTACCCAATCCTTGCAGATAAGGTCTTCGCCATCTACGTGAGTGACAGGGTACTTCTCTTTCGCCTTAGTCACCGTAACGTACTCCGACCCATCCTCTTTGACCCTGAACTTGACCCTGTGTACCTCTTGAAGCTTAGCGGGGAAGTCCCTTTGGAAGCCAGCCTCAAGTTCGTTCATACGTTCAGTGATCTCAGCCAGATACTCCTCAGCCTTCTCCTTGTCAAACTTGAACCCATTGGTCGTCATTTCTTCGCAGAGGATTTGGATGTCGTGCTCACAACGTAGACCCATAGCCATGTCCTTGTCGAAGATCACCTTACGGAAGCGTTCGAATAGAGCGCAGGTAACCAGAACGTCTTGGTGGCAGTAGTCGATCATCTCTTGAGAGAGCTTAGACCAATCCTTGTGTTCGCCCTTGTGGAGACCGAGGCGGATACCCCAAGCCTTCAAGCTGTGTCCATCCTTGATGTCGTAGTCGATCATTCGAGATACAATAAGAGTATCAATGACGCTAGCAAGAGGAGCACAAGCACTGCCAATAAGGCGATGAAGAACAGGTACGTCAAAACCCAAGCCATTGTGGAAGACAAACTTGTCAACAGTGTTGCAATAAGCAATGAAGCGTTCCTTCTCTTCGACGACATGAGATGGGTTGAGGAACTGCATGACCTCCCCGGTGTCCAAGTCCTTCGAGCAGATTACCCAGATGCGCGTAGGGTCCAACCCGTCAGTCTCGATATCCATGGCGACACACTTCATCCCATATCTCCTTTACGACTTCTTCCGTTAGGTTGTGCTTACGTGCGAACCACCAACCCCTTCGCTCCCACCAAGTCCCGAAGTTATTCATCGTCCTTCTCCTTAGACCACGGCTCTCTAGGTAACGTCACCTTGACGACCACAGGCTTGCATGTAGACCACGGTACGGCATGGTGTGTCAATACTGTCTTAACCTTCACTTTTCTTCCTGCTCCTTTTGGTGCTCAGCGATAAGATCAAGGTTCTCTAGCACATACTGCAGGTCTAGTCCGTAAGAGGCGCAGTAGAGCATAAACTCTAGGCCGATATTCGCTATCTCTACCTGAGCTTTGTCGTCCATAGCGAATGAGTAGGTAGCTGCACCATCCTCGTGTTCCTTAACGTCAGTGACGACAACTTGGAAGGGTTCGTTCTCACTCATGGCTCTCTCCTTCTAGCCCGTAGGGCGGCGCAGCTTCGCTGCTTTTGATCTTATGTGTCTCCGTCACGGCTGCGAGGGTGGCGAGGGCGATGTCGCGCATATCTTTGAATGCTTCTTCCACCTCATAGTCTTCGCCCCAGATCATTTGCTCATCGCGCTTAGCAATGGCCAACAACCCCGCCTCCGCCTTCGCCAGCTTGGCCTCTGCCCGTTCTGCCCGCATTTCTGTGTAGTATTCCTTAGTCGCAAAAGCGTTGGCACGATCTTGTGTGTCTCGCAGCTCCCTCTCCACCTCCTCCGCATAAGCTTCGGCTTCCTTGGCGTCATGCTGTGCGGCGGCAAGCTGCTCGGTCAGGGCTTCGATGCGGTCCAGCATGTTCTTTTCCACGCAGTCACATGCGTCTAGCGTGGCAAACTTGAAGGGGCAGTCATCTCTGTGGTCGTGATACTCAGTCATCGTCTTCATCATCCCTTTTGTTCATCTCGAAGACATACATTACCATGATCTCTACGACACGCCAAGGCCAGATCACTGCGTTAGTCAGAACCTTAGCCTCACTTACGTTATCAGTCTCCTTGAAGTAAAGGATGGTTAGCTGGTGCAGGTAGTAGAGGAAGGCACCGAGGAAGTAGAGGATAGCGCATACCGTAGGTAAAACCTGCATGTTACATAAACTTCTCTGAGAGGGTGAACGTCTCGCTATCGAAGAACAATTGCCCTGCGTAGCCTGTGGAACCTGTCGGTCTATTCTTGACGACAAGAAGCTTGGTAGTGTTACGGCTTTCATCATCCTTGGCCATCTTGTCACGCTCAAGCTTAATGACGACAGATGCACGTTTACCGATCATACGGCAGTCACGGATAGCCCCATCATCATTCTCATGTGCAATGGTCACGATCCCTACGTTAAGCTCAGCGGAGATACGGGCAAGCTTGGTCGACAACTGGGACAAGAATTGTTCTACACTCTCGTCACCCTGACGCGAATACGCAAGGTCTTGGATGGGTTCGAAGAAGATGTAGCTTACGCCACACGCCTCAGTCAGGAACCGAATACGCTCCAGAATCTCCAGAGGGTCTTCGTCGACACCCAAGGTAAACTGGTACAGGCGTTCTTCCCCTGAGAGTTTAACGATAGCGTGATCTACCTCGGTCTGGTTATGGATCAAGTCCTTACGGGTCACGTTCTTCTTCAACTCATACGACACAAGGCCCAAGAGGCTGCGCTTCTTCACTTCTTCCATGTGGCAGATAGCGATCTTGATGTCATCGTTCTGGGTCAGCAGGGAGTATTCCAGATAGCGCATAAACTCCGTCTTACCGATACCTTCGGGTGCTTGGAACACCGTGAAGTGACCACGCATGAGGCCAAGGATCACGTCGTCAAGCGATTGGATACCTGTCGACACATAACTACTATCATCATCATCGTGGAGGATCGACAAGAATTGGTCGGGGGTGTTGAAGATATTCTCAGGGATAAACTTCTTCGCATGGCTGAACGCATTGCGATAGCTCTCACGAGCACCCGCCTCAAGGAACTCATTGGCATCCTTGTACTTGTCATGAGGGATGGCATACACCCGGTTAGGGAAGAGGTTAGCAAGCTTCTCAGCCACACCCTCAGCCTTGTTGTCACTGTCAAACGACACATAAATCTTGTCGAAGCTGTCAAGCCATTCCTTGCACTTCTCGAAGAGCTTCTGGCTAGGGGTCGCTGACGGAATACTTACGCAAGGCGTCTTGCCACCAAGCATCTGGAAGGCCGACATAGCGTCAAGCTCACCCTCGGTAATGACGACAGCCTTGGCACTGCCCGCATTGAACTTATCCATGCCGAACAACTCGTCGCCCTTGAGGCCAGCCTCAGCACGGAAAGCCTTGGGCAGGGTTCTGACCTTACGACCACCAGACGGGTAGACATAGGCTTGCTTGATGCTCTCACCGTCAGCATTCACCATAGTCTTAACGTCATAGAAGCGCATAGTATCTTCGGAGATCGAACGCATAGACCGATAGACGGGCGTAAGGAACTCTTCTAAAGAGCTTTGCTCGCTGCGCTGCGCCTGAACGACAGATAGCGTAGGGGTATTCATGTTGGCTGCATCCTCTCTTGTGATGTGGTGCGTAGGGTATTCTTCTGAGGCCCAATCAAACTTAGGCCACTTACGACTAGGATAACCTTTACCACAGGAGTGGCACTTACCACAACCCTTGTCGTCGTCCCATGAGAAAGCATCAGTGCTGCCACAGTCAACGTAGGGGCAAGGCTTATGTGTTAGATTAGTCATTACGGTCTGTCCTTACGTTATGTGCCGTAGTCTGCCTATAGGGAATAGACATATAGAACCCTTGTCAGGGACAAGCCCTAGGGTATCAACTTTCTCTGATCCGTCAACTCAATTCTTCCATAGCATACTAAAGAGACAGATCACTAGCGGAAGTATGAGGTGAAGGTTCAGGACGACAAGAAGAACAAGGATGGTCCAGATCATTAGAAGTTAGGCTCATAGAGGTAACCCTTGGCGATCTGATCTTCTACCCAGAACAGTTCTTCTTCCATACTGGACAGACGTTCAGCCTCCCCTAGCCACTCTGCATCCTCTACAGCCTTGCGTAGGTCACCACGCTTCTTTGTGAGGCACGTAAGGTTAGGGTCACCAGAGGGAAACCTAGCTTGCTTAGGTTCCTTAAAGTATTCTGTCGCCACCTTGGGTGTAAGTCTCATGGTCATTCCTCCCAGTATCCAAGACGTTCTGCATGTTCAAGGTAAGCTTCCTCTACTTGAGCTTGGAACATCCCGTAAGAGTCAGGGTGGAACCAGCCAAACCCTTGAAGCGCAACCCACAGGATGATGGCGAAGTCTCTTGCATCTGCTAGCATTGATTAGTCCTCCAAAGCTTCAAGGATTTCAGTCAGGGTGTCGATCAGTTCTTTGATGCCATCCTTACTGAAAGCAGCGGCGCAGCGATCATCATACTTAGCGCCAATGACCAGATAAACACCACCCATCTTATCAGGTACGACAGACATATTGGCGCATTGAGGACCGTTTCCGTCGATAACTTTAACGACAGCCTTCTTAGTGACGACGAATTTATTAGGCATGGTTCTCTCCTTAATCGCAGGTTGTGTATCTGGTGGAATCCAAGACCCACCCATCATCCGTATGGTATACCTGATACCGATACCCATAGCCATAGAGTAAAGCCTTGCAGCGTTCACCCTCAGCAACAGCCTCTACCTCTGTGTCGAAGTAGTCAATTTCCCTTTTCATTTCCCGACCCTTTCCATAATGGCCCGATAGTCCAAGTCTTCCTTGACGTTCAGGATGCTATCCCGAATAGCCTTGATGCTATCCATCACGCCATCCAATCCGTCGACAGCATCCGCCACATCATAAGACCTAAACGCATCATGCTTAGCCTGTGACGCATTAGCCTGCACCACCTTGAGATCATACGCTAGATCGTCAAGAAACGACGCCAGTTTATCCTTGTCCATTCTCATATCCTCCTGATTAGTCCAACCGCATTCCAGCATAGGCGCTAAACCCTTGTTCTCTAAGGTATTTAGCCGCAGCACTTGCCCCTTGATGTAGAGCATCAACGTTCTGAACGTGAAGGCCCGAAGGGTTCCACCATTGAAACTCTTTGCCCGTCCAATCAAGCTCAAAGCCCATAGCCCTAAGCACCTTGCGTTCTTCCTTGCCCGCCTTAGTATTGCCTTTATTGGCGGGACGTATGTTGACCCATGCAAAGCCGCACA